AATTCCTAATATTGCTTCATTTGAACTATATTTATCAACACCAAGCATTCCAACATCTAATGCTTTATTCCAATGACCACCTATTGTTGGGCTAGACAATTTAGGCAATAAATCATAATCAGTATTTAAATTACCTGTTGGATAAATAGTATGGTCTGCAAAATTACCACCACTTGCTGAATAAATTCCTCTTGTTTCAGGAGAATTTTGTTTTTCATAAGAATTAGTATAATCATTATTAATTCCCATATCATTAATAGTTTGTGTAGTAGCAATTCCAGGAATTATTCTATATGATGGGGCATAAGCGTTATATTCTCCGCTTTCGCGTGAATATATTCTAGATGCTTCTCCTGTATCTAATCTATGTTTAATATAAGAAAGCCCACCTTTGTTGGTTTTTTGTAAATTAATATATCTATATGTGAAACCACCGTGTCTATAACTTAAATCATTATAGTTTAGATTACCATTAGAATTAGTATCCAAAGATGCGTTATAAATAATTGGGCGACCTTCAGTAGATAATTCTGAATTTACTAATTGTAATACTCCTCCACTTCTTAACCCTTGAGTGTTAATTAAATATAAACCATTAGTTTTTTCAGTTGATGTGTAAATATATTCATTTGCACTAATATCTCTAGGCAATTTTCTATCAGTTGTAATATAAGCATCACTAGCAGTTTTATATTCCAATCCCAACATTTTACCTAAATAGGCGCCATCTGATAGATATAAATGCTTATTATTTAATGCTGTATACATAGCCGCAGGTGCGCCATCTATTGTAAATGCACCATATTCGCCTTCACTTTCTGCACCAGCAAATTTATATGCACTAATTGTTAATGTTTCTAATGTAGTATCTGCGGGGTTTTCATCAATTCTACCCATTACGATTGGACAATTAGGTGCTACTGCGATTAATGTTGTTCCTTCACCGGATTCTAAACTAACTATTTCATATTCAGTTAAAGAATTAACTGTGTGTTTTTCGATATTTGCGGGTGTTAATTCGTCTTTTAAGTCTGCAAAAAATGCATCATCTAATGATACAGAATTAGGCTGATTTAAATAATAACCTAACGCTTTAGCATGAGTATTTGAAGATGTTCCTACCAATGTAGCCCCTTCAACATTTGGTCTACCATAAGCATCATCTGTTAATTTATTACCATTTGTAAAAAATAAACCTTTATTAGCGGTTCCCGTTAATGAAGATACTGAATTAGAAGTTATTGTGTTTTTTGACATTGCTTTGGCTAAGGAAATAGAGTTTCTATTTGGTCGCACAACATATAAAGTTTGAGTAGTATCGCCATTAACCCTATCATATAAATTAACAAGAGTACCTTCTTCTAATGTAATCCCTCCAGTTAAGTCTTTAATTCTACCAATGAAATATCCTTCTTGAGTAAATAATAAATCACCAATTGATACACCACTAATTGTTCCATGTGTTGTCAATCCAGCAATACCAACCATATTGACAGTATTACTTGCCATAATAGAACTAAAACCTAAATTAGTAATACGCTCAAAAGGACCAATGGTAGAATAAATTATATCTTCAGTATGTTTATAATCTTTATTTACAATTGGACCCAATAATTTATTTATATTTCCTCTTCCCGATAATTTATATTTAAACATTCCTTGTTCAATATAATCCTCTAAACTTTCAATTCTACCAACAAATATTGTCTTCATTATAGCATAATCACCAATAAAGTATTCTAGTAAATTTTCATTGCCTAAAGTTTCATCTTGATACATTTGTTTTCTAGGCGATTGTAATTTTAAAATTTTATGAGTTTTATCCCCATACTCTATTGGTATAGAATAATTAAAAAGGTAACCTCCTTGTAAAAGTAACTCTGAATTATATAGTCTAGAATTATTAGAACTAATAGTCTGATTTGCATAAGTGATTGTTGAAGATTGCGTGGCAGTTCCAATATTACTATATGTAACATCTGTATCAATTGATACATCTGTTAGTAATGATTCAGTTAAAACCGACCATGCTCTCCTATATCCTGTACTATCAGTAAATGTTTCCTGAATGGTTCCCCCACCAACAAATGTTGCATCAGTTTTACCCTTATATCCACCTATTGTAATTACTTGGTTTCTAATATTACCATTAACAGGGGCGGCTATGCCGGTGATAAAATAGTAATAATTACCAATTAAAAGCGTTTCATATTTTGTTCCTGATGCTGTCGTTTTTTGTAATAAAATTCTTAAATCTTGACCTGTATCTAATTCGACAGTAAACTCAGTTCCACCAGCACTTGCGTTCCATTTTCCGGGAAGTGCTTTAAAATTTTCATCTAAATTATCTCTACCAATTATTTTTTTAATTGTAATTTTATCATGCTGTTTTAATTTTCTACCATATATTCTTTTCGCATCAGCAATAACCATATCTACATAACTTCCACTTTCATTAATAGAATCAAAGACTTCCATTTCTAATACATCAGGTATAGAACTACAAGCATTTGGTGAAGTAGTATAATGTAAATATCTTGTTGGGCCTGTAAAAGTTCCTTCAGGATAAGCATTTGAATCTTGTGAAGTAGCAGTAAAAACTCTATTATTAGACCACTGTCTAATTAAATTTTTTGTATTCCTTTTATTATTTGTAAAGCATCTATCCCAATCCTCAACATCAACAGTGTATGTTTCACTTACTGAAGCCGAGTAATGGTCAGTAGATTGTGGAGTAGAACTAATAGAATCAAATTCTCTAGATTTATCTGTTAGTGTTGCGTTCATTGTATATGGTCCATAATCAACAACTTTCAGTCCGTAATCTTGACAAGTTAAAAATGTTCTAAAGTACGAGTGCGTAGAGGCGGTACTTCTAGAATAGTGAAGCATATATTTTGTATTGTGATTTAATTCATTTTTTTTGTTTAACCTATTATTATAGAAGTAAAAATTAGGTGCAGAAATTTGTGTTAGTCCCGCGTGTCTTGCATCAGTAGCCGTTCCTGTTCCATCGGTTTCATCGGAATCAGTTCCATAATTCTGAGCATTTCCATATAACCCGTAACCAACAGCAACAACACCTGTGTCAGTTACAAGTGGACCCTTATAAATAGCAAATTTAGTCCCTTTAGGAATTTCAGAACCGTATTTAGGATTGAATTCAAAAGAATCCCCAGCAACATCATTAGTTGTAATTTCTGTTATTTTAGCGATGTGATGTTTTAATGGGTCTAAATTGTTAATCATAACAAAATAATCATTTGTTGCTATATCTAATGATGCTAATGATACGCCAGTACTTAATGTGGAACCGTCACTTTGGTATGATGCACAATCAATTCTATATCCGGGCGTATTGTTTAAATTTTCTAAATATAAATCAACACTTGTTGAATCATTTGGGTATATTCTATTTAATACATTGTAAGTTTTAGAATTAGATACACCCCATTGTCTATAAATAATATCATTATTTGCTAAAGCCGTTTGTATATTTGTTGTAAAAACAATTGTTCCATGTGTTCCATCATAAGCCATACTTTTGATAGTTCCAATAAATGTTCCATCACTTTTGTATGTATGCCAACCTACTTCAAGTAAATCTCTTGGGTCGCCACCATCAACATTAATCGTATCAACACTTGTAGCATAACCACTTCCATTATCAACTGCAACACCTGAAGTCTGACTTCTTATTCCTTTAAGCGGTAAAACCCAATCATTTCTAACTTCATAACAAGCAATAGTATTTTGATTATCAATGTCATCATCACAAATAACTAATGGGTTTGTTGCAGTATCATAATACACGTTTGTTCCTAATGTTGGTGTATCACCGGGTTTTGAACCCTTTTTCATAATAAATAAATTATCATTAGTCATTATAAATCCACCTCTTCAAATCTAAAATATAATAACAAATCTGAGTATTGTGGTGTTAAAGTTTCTGTACTAAGAAAACTTTGAATATCATTCCCACTAATAGATAATTCATGCAATTCTCCCATAAATTGTTGTCTATCACTAGCATTTGCATCAGCAGATTCCCCAGTAATTTTTGCACCTATGTATGAATCTTGCCCAGCAAGTTGAAATTGGGTAATTGGTGCGGCACTATGAACTTTATTCGCTATCATATTACCACCCCTAAATACGGCCATTCTTCCTGTTGCTGGATTAAAAGATGCGGCTATATGAATTGCTGATTCTAAATATAATGCTTCCTTTGGAATTTCAGTATAAATCGTTGCATCATTTGTTAGTGAGTGAGTTGGGGAAGAATCTACTGTAAAGGTTTTTACATTTGTGCCAACACTTGCTACTGTTGCTGCGTGTGTAAAAGTTTGTCCACTTAAAGTATAGAGTTTTTGGTCTACATAAAATAATTCATCAGTATTAGTACCGCCAGTAATTTTAATTGTATTCCCACTAACACCGCTATTTCCGCTAGATTCAATTACTGCTAAATCTTTATATTTACTAACTAGGCTACTACTGTGGTATTTTTCAAGGCCAACATCTGCGCTTTTCAATAATTCAAAATCTGCTGATATTGCAATATCACTTGTTAAAGTATCAACTACACCATCAGCGGCAACTCTTAGTCTTAATTTATATTCTGCTGGCTGGTTAGTATGAACGCTTGTGGCGTTTAATAGTGATAAATGAAAAACTTCATTGTAAAAAATAGTCATTTCATGTGTTAAAGCAGCAGCCGGTGTTAAATAATTATATCTTTGAGTCTTGGCTTCTGTAACTTCTGCCGAACCCGTACCATTTTTTTTATAATATAATGCAGATGAAGCATCATCGCGGGCTTGTCTAGCGGGCAAAGTTTTAACAGAATCAACAATTCCATGTTCACCAATTGTATTGTCTAATCCTGTATATTCATGCCCGAAACCATTTATATCATAAGGCGTAATAATAGCCTGTAAAGTTATTGAATCATCGTGGCCAAATAAACCATAATTTTGTCCGGCAATCTCATCATCATAATCAACAGTCAAATAACCATAACACATGACAGGAAATACTAATGATTTTCTTTCACCAATTAACACCTGATAAGACATTTAATCACCCCAAAGGACTCTTTGCTATTTCAAAATCCATAGTAAAATCAAGATATGGTTGTCCACCCACCATAGTTGTGCTAAAATTTCTAATAAATCCTTCTAAATTTTCTGATTCATCAGTAGTTGTAATTGGAACAGGAAAATTTCCTAATTGTAAAGGTGCGGCATCAAAGGTAGTGCTACGAGAAGTAATACCTGAACCTGAAGAACCGCCACCACGGACTTTATATGAAAAAGGAATTAATGGTGCATCTTCAGTTGCGGTGTTTGCATCTACATTTGCTGAAACACCATCAACGGATGTAGTATAATAATCCCAATTTTTATTTACTCTAGAAGGCATCAAAATAATAATTGAATTTAGATTTTGTTGTTGTTGTAGAAAAGATGAATCAACATAAGAATGAATCAATTGAGAAACTTCATGTGCTGTCATAAATCTATTATAAGCAGTATCATCATCTTTAAACTTCTTGAGAATATTTTGTTCGGTAATAACTCCGCTAAGTGAAATATTTTTGGTAGCAACACCGAAATCTAATGCTACTTTTGTTGATTCACCTGTTGCCCAACCACTCAAAGGTAAAGGCAAAGCAAGAACATCTTTTGAGGTGTTAAAGGTAATATTATCCGCCTTTAATGAAATTCTATTTTGAGTCCAATTTTCTCCAGAACTTAAACCTGACCTCGATGCCAAATTTAACAATACAGAATGCCCGCCAACATCACCTATTGAAGAGTTACTAACCATTTAATCACGACCTTGTTGCTGAAGATGTTGTTCTATTTATTTCTCTATTAATCTGAACACCAACCTTTCTAGCAATATCTCTAATTTCTGAATCTGATGCACCCACTCTTCCTTGAACGTTTACTGAAATATTATTAGTTGTACTTCCACCAATCATTTGTCTACTATCTTTATTACTGAAAACTCTAGAACCCCTTGGTAAGTTTACAAGTTCTGGACCCTTTTCACCCACTAAAGACATTCCAGTATGATTGACTACACCACCTTCTGAAAATCCAAATAAATTTTCTCCAACCCATCGACCAAATTGATGCAATACAACGCCAATTGCAATAGCCAATAAAGCAATACCAACAGGAATTGCGCCAATAATACCTGCTATTATTGAAGTAACCAGTGCTATTGCTTGCGCTGCAATATGATAAACAATTAAAATAAGTCCTGCATATAGTAGAAGTTTTAGTAATTTACCGGGACCATTAGTTACAATGTAATTCCAAATGCCTAATCCTAATGCTACTGCCGCGCCAATTGCCACAGTAAATGTTAATGCTGCAAGTTTAAAAAGCAGTTTAGCACCTACCCATAAAAATTCTAGAGAATAATCTATGAGTGCTTCCGCATCTCCAGTAAATGCTGCATAAACCATACCCCATGTTATTTCAAGTAATTTAACAGCATCTTTCCAAATACCTTTTACTTGGTCCCATAATCCTATTCCTATTTCCGATAATATCCCGGAAGCCTCTTTTATACCTTCCCATAAACTTTTAATTAAAGGCATTAGTGCCATAATGACTAATAATGCTGCTATAAAATAAAACATTGCCATTTTTAATTTACTAAATACGAACATCACATTTGGAATAACTTTCTTTGTCAAAAAATCTTGAAACTGCAACATTTTTTTACCAAATTTACTTCTATTAAATTGTCCTCTTTCAAATGCCACACGCTTTTTGAAATTAGCCCAACTATCCCATCCTCCGGGTTTTTTCTTTCTTTCCTTTAAATTTAATCCACCCTCAAGTACAGCATCAAACTGTTGACCACTAAACCCTATTCCTTGTTCTTCTTTAAATTTAGACATTTTTCGTTTTTCTCGTCTTTGTTTTGAACTATCTGGCCCCATATCCCAAATTGCTTTACCTACACCAAATGCTTGTGAAATTCCCTTTGTAGCACCTTTACCTAACATTTCCGCAGTTTTTCCTATTGCCGATACGCCCATTTCCAATGGTTTAACCATTTCCGTAAAATGATGTATTGCTTTGGCATCGAGTCCTGTAAATTGTTTTATATTTTCACCAGTATTAACAGAGCCCATATCTACTTTAATTCTGCCTTTATTAACTTTGTTAACATATTCTTCCCTATTTCTAAAATCTTTTTTTAGTCTTTTCCTAAATTTTAATCCAATTCTTGCCCTCAAATCCGCTGTTTTTTTGGAAAACCAACTTCCTTCTATTAAACGTTTTTGTTGTTTAATCATATCATCCATGACTTCCATTTCTTCTTTAAGAAGTTTTACGGATACGTCATGAGAAATCTTTTTTTGTCGCATTAATTGATATGCAGCATTTGTTTCCCAATATGTTGCATCAGCACCTTCTTCAATAGCGGTGTTTAATCTAGTTTGTTCTTCTTTATATTTTTCAAGAACATCAGAGTAGTTCTCCATTACTTTAGCGGCCTGATTTTGTCTATTTAATGCTTTTTGTTGTGAAGTATCGTAAATAGCAAACACGTCAATAATACCACGAATACCGTTTTGAATAGACCATAAGCCTGTTCCCGATAGCAGCCGAGAAGCAGCGGTCCAAACTTTACTTTCTTGAGCGGCTTGAGCCATTGTTCGGCCCATTTCTTTTGAAAAATTATTAACATTTTGAATTTCAGCAGACAGACCTCTCATACTATCTTTGTACGCTACTAAACCTAATTCGGCCTTTTCCTGTTCTATTCTATGTTGTTCTGTTTTTTTCGCTGCTTTTTTATTCAAGTCAATTAAAGTGTTTAACGCTTCTATCATTTGTTTGTATTCCGCCGCCATAATAAATCACTTCGCATTTTTTAAAGACTTTTGTATTTCATCGGATTTAATTTCTTCCATAACAAAATGAACTGATAATAAATCTTGTACTAATGGGGCCGGCATCTTATAAACTTCTAATGGGCTAATTGCTAATGCTCTCGCTAAGGTATAAACGATAATTAGGGAAGCGTCTTGAGGTGTGGATTTTCCACCTTTAATCGCCGCCTTCAATCTTCGTTTTTTACTTCATCCCCCTGTAAATCCTTGAAAGGATTTGGGAGAATCTCTTTAATCTGATTGCCCACAAAGGGCGTGAGTCGTAGTAAATCGACAGAACTGAGATGAGGCTCAGTCTTGTCAATAAAATTATCAACCATATATTTATACATGGCGTTTAAATCTAAATCCATGTCTTGTGTTCTGGCATTAAGTTTTAGAACAGAATTAACTGCTTGCTCTACTTGTAGCCAAGTTGGTTGTTTAATCCATATTTTCAAATATTCTTCTGAATCAGGTGCTACTTTAATATAATGTAGTTCACTCTCATTCAACACAAATAAGGTCTCTTTGTTCGTTACAATTTTCTTTTCATCAAACATTTCATCACTTCCACCTACCACTTTTACATACACACATACTGTGGTGGAAAATTATGTTTATTCTTCTACGGGTTCAGTTTTTGTCTCCGTTTTTTTATTAATTGATTTCTTTTTTGGCTTACTTTTTTCAGCCAAATTACGTTTAACAATTTCATCATATGAATATCCTTTACCCATTTAATCACCCCTGTAAAACCCAATTTGTTGTTGTTGTGCAACTACTCATAGTTCTAGGATTTACTGTCATATCAACAGTAACTGGACCTCTATCTTCTGGAATAGTCCAATTTGCAGAATTTGTGATATAATTTTGGAAAGTAATATTAAATGTTTCATTAGTATTATTCGCCTTAGTAAAGGTCAATGTCATATCATTACTAGTATTTTCATTGGCTTGCCTTAGTTCATTAAATAATTTTGAATCTGTAACTAAAGCACTGAATGATATTTCATACGTTCTTTGCGCTGGGATAGAATCTTTGACCTTTTTATTTGCCATACCAACATATCTCTTATCCATTAAGTTATTATTCATTGTTAATGAGAAAGATTGAATCTTTAAAAAAGTTTGACCATAAATAGAAATGACACCATCAGTAAAGAAATATGGTTCATTATATGAATCTTGGTTAGTGTTATTGTTAAATAAACTAGAATCAGTAGTTACACCTCTTCTTCCTTGATAGGTATAAGCAGTTGTAGGCGTATCAATAGTACTAGTATTTAAATCTAAAGTCATTTTAACTTC